TCTATTAGCATTAGGCTTTAATATCTGCGCTAAATTCCTACCAAATGTAGCGGGATTATTAGCGTATACTCCTCCATCAATATACCTACCATCTAAATAAGTAGGGTCTAGGGGGTTGGCACTTGTAATAACCCTTGAAGGCAAATAGAAAGGAGCTGCTGATGTAGTTAATGCTACCTCGCTAATTAGCTCATTTTGACCTACGAATCCTGGTGCATTAACATTAGAACATAAAGTATATACCCCTGAACTAAGTGTGCCATCTCCTCTTAAATCAGTTTTGTACGTAGGTATCACAACGTTTGTTTGCAAGGACTGCATTGTATTTGCACCAAACATTGATTGAATTTCACTGACCAATAAATTTGAACCATAAGCAGCGGCCGTTCCTTGAGTGGAATAAAAAGGCACTCCAGTAACCGTAAGAGATAATACCTTGGCAACAGTAGTAGCTCTATTTGAATCAACCCCATTTGTACTAAATAATTGTTTTCCTTGCACGGTAAAAAAGGGATCAAGAGTATATGGATTTCCTCCCGAAGCTAGGTTAAGAGCTAATATCCCTCCTATAGAAGTACCGCAGATAACATCAAAGTAAGGAGCTATATTGGTAACGCCCGCTCCAAGCCATTGATTAAGAAACGGTTGCAGGAATTTAAGGGATAAGTACCCTCTCTCTCCACCACCGTCTATTTCTAATATTCTTAATGTATTTGGATCACTCATTAATTACCCCAGTGTATATTATTTAGTTTTGCTATAAGTTGCTCATTTGACAACACTGGATTAGACTCAGGATCAGTATAATCCATAGGTAATCTTGGATTTGTAACAGGACGTGGGTCATCTTTTACTAGAGGAGGCCTCGTTTGCTCATTAGGAACATCTAAATATGGCTTTCCAACCATAAAGCCAGTCCAAATAAGAGCATTACCTCTCCATTCCATTTGTTTAACTAAGTCCTTGCGATTGAAGGTAAAACCACTTTCATCACAAACACCGAGAGCAGACGGATTATTCGGGTCTATAGTTACATACTTCCCTTTCCATTTATTGACCCAACTCATCCATCCTCCTACTCAAGATAATAATTAGCATCGCCTGTAATACTTATAGGCACATTTTCAGAATCTTCTTTTGTAGCAATAGCGAATGCTTGCTCATATTCACCCTTTAACATTTCAACTAACTTAGGATTAAACTTTAAAGCTAATTGCCAGCTTAACCCCCAAACTAAAGCGGGATAAAATGTAGAGGGGATTTCAAGAGCGTTAGTATATAACCCAGCATCTTGCATCATTTTTTTATATGAATAAAAAAGACAGTTATATTGATTTGAAGGAGTAGGCCATAAATTAATAATAGGTTCAGAAGACTGACGATCCAAATAATAAATAGTAGGACGACCCTTTAAATATTTATTAGGGTAAGTATTATATTCATACTTGCTTACATCTGAAATCGCATAATCTAAAACATTATTGTTAAAATATATCTCTTGAATATCAAGAGTCTGGCCACCAGATTCTCTAATTCTATAAGACCTTGTATTAACAGGAGAAGGTACATCTGCCCAAATAATAACCCCAGCAGTAAAAACCTGCGGAGGCACTGCAAATAAAGTAGTCCAAGTAAGATTATCCACCGAAATATCCACATAAATTGTGTATAAAGTAGTAGCGTTCGATTGAATGCCAATAAAGTTGATTTGTTGAGTTGCACCAGCTCCATAATCATAGGAAATAATACCATCTGGATTAGTTTGAGTACATGAAGTAGTTGGATCACCATCAAATGCATTTATTGCCACACCTCCAGCGTCACTAGTAGCAGCACCATTAAGCTGACGTGTAGACGTTCTAAGGTTTGCTTGAATAACATCACTTACAGTGTTAGGTAAAACATATTGTCTTTGACCAGTAACAAGGGGCAAATAAGCTCCTTGCAATGTCCATAAATTAATAGATTTACTCATCCAATCAAGAAGTAATAAATTAATACTTCTTTTAGCGGAATCTAGTTTTACTGGTTCTACAAAGTCCCCTAAAATTCCTATTCTTTCAAAGGCTTCTCTTATGAGAAGTTCAACTTGAATAGACTGAAAATCATAGGTATTAGAGGTAGGCAACATCGAAACATCTCTTGTTAATTATTATTAATGCCTAAAACCTTTTAATGTCTCAGCTAAATTTGCTCTTTTTCTAGTCAATGGACTTTTAGAACAAGTCGCTTTTTCCAACTTTTCTTTAGGAATTTTTTTTCCCTCAGGAACTCCTAAAGTTTTATGGAGAGACCCCTTTTTATCAGGATTTATAGCGTCTTTAATCCAGTTTCCCGCCTTTTTTTTTGTCATTTTGCTCATGACTTCTCTTTTCGCTCTACTATGCATATTAAATCTCTTCTTAAATTTGTATAAATATTAATGTTATATTCGTAAATTCAGTACCACCAGTAAGTTTTATTAATAACGATCTATACAAAGGCATATAAAAAGATAGAGTCGCTTCTATCGGCTCAGGAAATACAAAATTAGTCGTCGCAGACTCATCTTTTACTATAAATAAAGAATTGTTATTAAGTATATTATTTTCATAAGTAGAATTGTTAAATTCTAGCTTGTCATTAGTACCATAAATAGTTGTCGATATTTGATTCAGAATATTATCATTAGCCAAAGTTAAACTATAATTTAAACCTCCCATATTAGGGTCGATGGTAATTAATCTAAAGAACCCATCTGCACCGCTCCCAACACTAACAGCACGTACAGCAATATCTACTGAGATAGATGTAACAACATCAAAAGATAGATCTCCTGTGATTGTTACACCAGCGGTGGGTCCAGTTATATTTTCTGTTACAACAACTCCATTTTGAGTACCAGTAACAGTAAACGTTGCCAAGCTTAAGTCATTAGCAGATGTAATAGAAACTGTCCGACTATATCCATTCGTTATAAAAGAAACTTCGCTCCCAGTTGAATCAACAAGCGTTCCGTTTAAAGCAAGATCGCCACCCCCAGCTAACGTCTGTAGTAATGATATAGCTGCGGTATCAATTGTGGGAAATGTGTATTTTAAGTATCTAGACATATAATTATTCCTGTAAAAGTATAAATTCAAAAGTATCTGTAATAGGAGTCGCTGAACCGTTAACTCGTAATATAACAAAATTAGTGATTAACAATGAAGTCGCTATTTGCGAAGTAGTCTCGTTGGTAAGTCCAAAAGCTGGGAATAATTGAGTGACTTGATTCAAAAAAGGAATAAAATTAGTATTAATTTGATCTAACGTTTGCAATAATGAGTAAGTAATTCCAGATCCAGCAGGTAATAATACTGAGGTTGAATAATTAATAATAACTGCATTAACATCTACTGCTATTAATGGTAAAAACCCAGCATCACCAGTACCAATTTGAATACCATTAACTGCTGTACTAGCCACTACTGATGTAATAATATCGTAATATTTCGTGCTATAGATTGTATTATTATTAGGACCACTAACTGTCTCTGATACATAAGCGCTATTTTGAAGCCCAGTAATTATAAAATTTGTGAGACTTAAATCATTAACAGAAGTAAGCGACACAGATCTTATCATGTTATTTTTGATAAAAGAAACTTGATCGGGAATAGTCGAATCAAATAGCGTGCCATTTAATAACACAGGGCCAGGTGCTACTACATCTTGCAAAGCAGATACGGCAATTAAATCCTGTACTGACCACGTTAATTTTGTAAATGTAGACATTGAATCATACCTTATTTAACAATATTAAGCCCCTCAGATAAAATAATTCCAAGGGACTTAAACTTAATTATTACACTCCAGGTGAGCCAAAAATCCCACGAGGATTAGATACACCGAAAGAATATCTTTCAGTAGCTTTCGCCATAACATTATCCGTTGGATAATCAACATAAGTATCAGTCTCAACTGGTGTTCTTTGAAAATGCTTTAATCCATCTTCTGCATCAGTTAGCACAAACCAGCTATTCGGCGAAGTAAGGAACTGATTAATTTTATACCCATCAGGGATATAGTCATTATGATATAATGCGTTTATATCATTGTTGGCTACATCCACACGGAATGCAGAGTTTAGAAGCCTCGATGCTGCAAATTGCAACTCACGAGGTAATATTAGTTTTTTAGCCATTGTTTGAGACAAGATCCCGCTTTGCATTGGGAATTTTTGTATCTGAATAATAGCTTGTTCTACACCCGCTTCACTGAAATCAACTGTAGCACCACCAGCTAAGGAGTTTGAAAAAGTTCCTCCG